GCGCGCCTTTTTTGTTGGGGGGGGGGTGTGGGGGCAGTTTTTTTTATTTAGTTTAGTTTTCGAACTATTGGAAAAATTCCAATAGTTGAATTAGGGGATAACTCCTCTGACTTGTAGATTAATTTTAAATGATAGTTAATTGTCGATACGTCTACACTAAAAAGGTTAGCGATATCTTTTTGTGTCATCCAAAACGTCTCGTCCTTGTATACTACAGACGCTTGAATATTTTCTGATGAACACTTTAATATAAACGACCCCGAAGATGTACAAGACTGTTTACGATACGTTAAATCGCTATTAGTGTAAGACTAAAAAAAAACGAATACTAACAGATTAAACCTAGAAGTCTTTAATAGCCATCACTGCGGTGAGGGCTTATTTTTTTTTATTGCTTTAAATTATCTAAAGTTTGTTTCCAATTTAACGTTAGCTCCATTTTAGCTAAAACTTGATTGAACTGTGCAGTAGGTAAGCCTCTACTTAAAAGAAGGATTTCTGCGATTACGTCTTTTAACAGGCGTCTATATTCTGCCTTTGGTAAAAATAATCTTAAGCTTATAAGTACGCCATATATAGATGCCTCGCTACCTCTAGGAGCATTTATAAAATAGTGATACAAATTTTTATTTACTGTAGTTCTATTTCGTTGGTTATAAGTTTTTACCCTGTGATTGTATAATCGTTCTCCATGAGCGCATATATTTCTATATTCTAATAACGTTTCAAGTATCCCTTTGAATGTATCAATTAATGTCGATGTAGGTGTTGTAATCTGATAGTTGAATTCACACCCGTACTCTTTATTGATATCCTCAAGAACTCTCTCTTGCAATGTAGGGAGCATGGATTTATAAAAGCTATTGATTTCACCAAACGTTAGTTTTGTTACAAGAACCCATAATGGCAAATCTTGGTGTTCGGTCAAATAATGATAGAAAGCGCCGTTTTTAGCATTCTTTTGTGTTGTATTAGATAGTTTTGATATTAATTTTGTAGTACTCGGCAAGTTAGTTCTAGAAAAATTATTTATATTAAGATGACTAAATTCAGATTGGTATGACTCCGAGAATCTATACGCTACTTTAGTACAAACATTTTGCTCCGCTTGCAATAGGTATTTTAGAAGAATACTTCTTAAATTTCTATCAAAGCAATATAAAGCGTATATGTGGAAAAAAGTTGTACCCGATATGTAGTAATCATCCCCACTTGATTGTGTGGCAGGAAGATCTAGGAAGATATCTTTATATCCGTTTATTACAGAATAATAATTTTCTCGTGATAGTATACGCTTTACCTTACTTCCTTCACCATCTTTATCTATCGATATGTTTCGGTTTCTCATTAGTCTCAGTAGCGTATTTAGAGATTTAAAAGGTTTTGCCATTTTGCCCCCTTAATAAAAAAAAACTCGTCAACCCTTAAGTTGACGAGTGGTGCACGTTGCCCGTAAGCTTAGTGCATAATCTCTGCACCATTAATATAACAGAACCGGGTCCGCTTGTCAACAGAAGTTCATATATACTTCATAAAATAACTTGTAACAAAAATAAAGAATTGTATAGTATGTTGTAATCCACCCCCATCCTTCTGCGCAGTTGTTGAGTAATCAACCATAAGCGTGCTTGGTGATTTTATTCACAAAACTCTACTGGCTAAAATACAGAATCTAATACATTGTCATACCAATGTTTTTTCTTTTCTTTTTTAGGGGGTTCTTGCTGAATATCTTCAGAATTCACTCTGTGTATTTCGTTGGAAGCTTGCCATTTGGCCAAGGCGTTCTTAGTACCTTCATCGACTTTGTGTAAATCGTCCATTTCTTCCTGTGTCATATTAATAGTCCGTTCAAGATATTCTTGTTCGTCTAGTAATTCTGTGCTCCCATCATCATAATGCACTAATACCTTCGGTCCGTCTAATGCCTTAAATTCATCGTGAGATACTTCGGTTCTAGCGAATCCTGTAACTGTAACTAAGGCAAGCATAGTAGTAATTAATAAAGTCTTTTTCATTTTAAAATCTCCCTTATATAATCCCTTATAATACTGATACATAATGGTGGTAGAAATCTATATTCTCCAATTCGGCATCATCGATGCAAGTTCGACGAACCATTTGCTCAACTAGATTAACATGTTGGTCTAAATAAAAATCATCATTAATAATATGCATCAATTCGTGCTTAATTTCCTCCCTTAAATTTCTCTCAAAAATAAAGCTATCGTTAATATACCTTGCCGATAATGGTTACGGGCAGTCGTTCGATGTCTTCGTTTGAGTAAAAGTGCGGCTCGTTATGTATGCTTGGCTCCATACTCGGCCTGCATTTCCGGAGAGAAATACATATTGTACGCCTTGGTGAAAATGTAATTGGCTACCCACCAGTTTACTTGATATTTACTAACGTTAGCTATCTTTGTATATTTAAAGGGATTACTCCAAGAGGAATCTTCTTTTCTTGCTTTCATGCTAACATATCGTTTTTTAATAATCTGGTTATCATAGTCATAGAGATATTGGCTCGTTGTTTGAACCCATATTCCCGTTGTAAAACTGTGAATTCGTTCATCACATTGAATAACATAATATGGTGGTGCATAGCGGATTACAGAAATGCTATCATTGTCGACAAAGCCAGCTGAGTCTATACTCTCTCCGATCTGGACGTAATTAACGGCGTTAACCGCAAGGGGACAAAGGAGTACGCATAAAATGGTTAATAGCAATTTTTTCATAAAATCCTCCTAATTTTTCTTCTTACATAAACTCTGTCATTTATACAACCCGGCAGTAAAACTCGACGTCTTCAGCTACACGAGGGCAGGGAGTTGCATTATGTAGTAACGACTCTACCATGTCAGCGTGTAAGTCGCTGCTAAAGTCATCGTTCTTAATATGTGCCAGTTCGTGTAATACGCCCTGAATTTGCCGTTCAGGGCATTTATTTTTGTTGATTAATATAGTATAAGAGCCGTCTTCATTCTCACGGACTACAGCCGTCTGAGACGGTTTCAATTCAGCGTACAATAGCGTAACGTTCAAGTTTTTTATTCCTTCCCTTCACGGGCTTTTAATCGTTCTATCATATCGACCACGAAATCTATATCTTCCTTGCTTAAATCCTTGCTAGCGTCGAATAGCAGCCGGTACTTAGGATTCGTCCTCAGCTCTTCGGCGTATTCCGCTACCTCTGGGTCGGTGTAGTAGCCTTGTTCCGATTCGTCTTCCCATCCCATTAAGTATGCTGGGGTAACTCCAAGAGCGTCGGCAAAAACCTTGATTTTTGCCCGTGATATATCAATCTTTCCAGCTTCAATTTTATTAATCGTACTGCGAGAAGTGTATCCGGTTTTCTTTGCCAATTCGTCTTGAGACATATTGTTTTCTTGTCTTAATCGCCGAATGCGTTCATAAATAGTTTCCATATGAATATCTCCTTTTGGGGGAATTATAGCAGACCGTTTCAAAATAATCAACAAAAATTTACGAAATAGGAAAATTTTGTTGACAAGATGGAATCATGAATGCTATTATGTGATTGTAGATTTTAAATCAACATTGAGAGGAGGTGTAAAGATGATCAATTACGAGCTTTTAAAGAATCGAATCAACAAGTCTGGGATTAAGATTTACGCATTAGCAGAAGCCTGCGGCTTAACTCCTCAAGGATTGTACAATAAGCTGAATGGAAAGAATGATTTCCGGTGTTCGGAAATTATTTGTCTTAGTAAGGCATTAAATCTTTCTCCCGAGGATAGGAATGCAATTTTTTTTGCTCAAATTGTTGATTAATAATCAACAAAAAAACAACAACCGCAAATAAGGAGGGAAGCAGATGAGTCCGACGGAAATCATTTTACGAGAAGCTGAAAAGCTTCCCTGGTACGAATGGCAATGCATCGTTAAGGCCATGGAATTTGTCCACAGAAAAAGAGCCGACAAGCTGACACTTGACGACTCGGAGAAAACGCATGAGGAGCTAATGTTCCACGTTGAGCATTATTAAGAAAGGAGCCTTAAATGGAACAACGAATTATCGCCGACATTATGTACTCGGCAGTAGAAATCGCAAGGTTGTTACACACTGATATTCAGAACGTTTATAAGTGGGTAAAAACGGGCGAAATACCGCACATTAAGCTTACTGAAAAATCAGAAATACGTTTTGCCGGATGGGAAATCCGAGCATGGCTCGATAGCAAAGCGACGGGAGGAAACGCTAATGATTGAACTTGAAATTGCAACGTGTGTAATCGTAATCGCCGTTGTACTGGCGTGTATATGGATTGAGATACGGAAAGGAGCGTAACAATGAATGCAGACCAAATGATAAACCACATGATGACGGTTATTTACACAACTGCCGATGTAGAAGGTATCCAAGTAACAAGGCATTTTAGACCTCAAGAAATCGTCGATTCCACACTGGCTGCGTGCCACAGTATTATCGACGGCAAACGCCTGTCAGAGAGGGAAACAGCGGTGCTTATCGTAACGTTCGGCGATACATGGAGAAATTACATTCGGCGTGCCGGTAACGTGCTTGTATCGTTTCACTTCGAGTTAATCATTAGAAAGAGAGGGATGTAATGATGAAGGCTACCACATTACAGAGTCCGCCTGAGTGGATTAACCAACGATACTACGAAATCCAAAACACTCCGATCCGTATAGTTCGAAGTCATAGTATCGGCTATTACATTAAGGAAGGGTTGAAAGCAGCACTTACGTTAACAGCTATTTACTTCTTAATTGTACTTTTAGCACTTCTTTAAAGGAGGCTTTCCATGAATTGTGAAAGTTGCCCGAATCGGGATTACTGTATTCCCGATGAGTGCATAGGAAATGGCCGCCCTCTGCAGCAACAGAAGACGGCCAAAACAACTAAAAATTAAATTTTCAATTAAAAGGAGTATATCACATGACAGTAAAAATTAACAGCTTAGCCATTGAGAACGTAAAGAGAGTCAAAGCGGTACAAATGGAATTAGCACAAAATGGCCTTACCGTCATCGGTGGTCGTAACGGCCAAGGCAAAACCTCTGTATTAGACGCTATCGCATGGGCCTTAGGTGGCGATAAATTTAAGCCGTCCAATGCGGCAAGAGACAGTAGTACGATCCCGCCTGAGATTCATATCGAACTGTCTAACGGGCTTATCGTTGAACGTAAAGGCGCCAAGAGTAACCTCAAGGTTATTGACCCGACTGGTGAGAAAGCCGGACAGAAGCTCTTGGATAGCTTCATTGAGAAACTGGCACTAGACTTACCGAAGTTTATGGGTATGAACTCGAAAGACAAGGCCAATACGTTACTGCAGATTATCGGGATTGGTGACGAATTAGCTGAACTCGATGCGAAAGAAGCTCAACGATATAACCGCCGCCTTGAAATCGGTCGTATTGCTAAGCAGAAGAAGTCATACGCCGATGAGCTTGAATATTATCCCGACGCTCCCACAGAGCCGGTGAGTGCCTCGGACTTAATTAAGCAACAGCAAGAAATATTAGCCCAAAATGGCGAGAATCAACGCAAGCGTGAACAGCTAGTTAAGATGACGGAAGAACACGAAACGCTTATTGCACAGATTGCTCAGCTTAAAGCATCCCTCGAAGAAGCCCAGGCTAAACAGGAGTCGCTGTTAGCCGATATGGAAACAGCTCAAAAGACGGTAGCCGAGCTTGTCGATGAAAGTACCGAAGAACTGGAGACTAATATCGCCCAGGTCGATGATATCAATCGCAAGGTCCGTGCTAACCAGGAAAAGGAAAAAGCCCAGGCCGAAGCCGAAGAGTTATCAGCTGAATATAACGGGCTGACGGCTGAGATTGAAGCCGTCAAGGAAGCAAAGAATGAGCTTCTTAATAAAGCGGATTTGCCGCTTCCGGAACTTGGTGTTAAAGACGGGGAACTCATCTACAAAGGGCAGCAATGGGACGGCATGTCGGGAGCTGAACAGCTTATGGTAGCTACGGCGATTATTCGTAAGCTTAACCCTGAATGCGGCTTCGTCCTTATGGACAAGCTTGAACAAATGGATCAGGAAACGCTCAAGGAGTTTTCTGAATGGCTCACCAATGAAGGACTCCAGGTCATTGCTACGAGAGTCGGAACGGATGACAGCTGCAGCATCATTATCGAAGACGGTTACGTTAAAGACTCGACACCGCAGCCGGTAGAAAACAAGAAATGGGAAGCCGGTAAATTCTAAAGGAGGTAGCTATGAAGATAATCACAGGAAAGCAAGAACGGTATCAGAAAGTCGTTATATATGGTCCTGAAGGGATCGGCAAGAGTACATTTGCCGCTCACTTCCCTAAGCCCTTATTTATCGATACAGAGGCAAGTACAGCCCATATGGATGTGGCGAGACTGGAACGTCCGACGTCCTGGGCGGTACTTATGGAATATGTCCAAGAGCTTACGAAAGACCACCAGGGATTTACAACCTTAGTCATCGACACAATCGACTGGGCAGAGCAGCTTTGTGTACAGCACATTTGCTCGAAATACCAGGTAAGCGGCATTGAAGATATCGGATACGGCAAAGGGTATGTATATGAGAAGGAAGAATTCGGACGGCTGCTTAATAAGCTCCAGGATTTAATTGAAAGCGGCATGAACGTGGTTCTTACAGCTCATGCTATGGTTCGTAAGTTTGAACGGCCTGACCAACCTCCGTACGATCGGTACGAACTCAAACTCAACAAAGCTGCCAGTCAGAAAATCTCCGATATGGTCAAGGAGTGGGCAGATATGCTCCTTTTTGCCAACTACAAAGAAGAAGTTTTAAAAGTAGATAGCAAGGACAGTAACAGTAAAAAGGTCCGTGTTTCAGGCGGCCAGCGTGTGATGTATACGAGTCATCATCCGAATTGGGACGCTAAGAACCGGCACGGATTGAAGGAATGCTTGCCCTTCGAATTTGCTCAAATCGAAAATTGCATACCCCAAAATATTCAAAAATCGCAAGTTGAAGAAAAGCCTGCAGAGGAAATAAAAACCCCTCCGAAAGAAGAACCCATTGTAAAAGCTGAACCTAAAAAGAAGGCTAAGGAAGATGACGGGATCCCGAAGGACTTAAAGAAGCTTATGGAAGCACGAAATATCACAGAAGCCGAAATACAAGCCGTTGTAGGCGGTAAAGGGTACTTCCCGGCTGATATGAGAATTAAGGACTACCCGAAAGAATTTATAGACGGTTGCTTAATTGCCGCATTCGATACTGTGGCTCAGGCAGTAGAAGCCAACCGAGACGAAAATGTACCGTTTTAATAATAAGGAGGATAACAATCATGACAGAAGAAAGAGCATTTAATTGGGACGAAGAAATTGAAGCAGTGGAAAACGAGTTTGTCGACATCCCCGCAGGAGATTATGACTTTAAGATTACCAACTTCGAACGAGGCTACTTCGAGGGAAGCGAAAAAATGCCCGCTTGCAATGAAGCCAAAATCACCTACGAAGTAAATGTGAACGGCCAGAAAGGCCGAATTAAGCAGAACCTCTTCCTACACAGTAAATCACAATGGCAGCTTACCGGATTTGCCCGTGCCATCGGGCATATGAAGAAAGGCGATGACAAGTTCACGATCCGCTGGAACGAAGTCCTCGGAGCGACCGGTCGCTTTAAAATCAAACTTCGGGAATACAACGGAAAGACTTACTCGAACGTCGACCGGTTTTACGACAAGGAAGAATCGGGTAAAGAGTGGACTCAAGGAGCCTTTTAATCGTGGGCATTGAGCTTCGTCCCTATCAGCAGGCGGCGGTTGACGCCGTCCTGCATGAGTGGGACATAGGCCACAACAAAACATTACTCGTCTTGCCGACCGGTTGCGGTAAGACGATTTGTTTTGCCAAAATTGCCGAATCTCAAGTACGAGTCGGTAACAGAGTTTTAATCCTGGCACATCGTGGAGAACTCCTAGAACAAGCCGCCGATAAGATAGCGAAAGCTACGGGCCTTAAATGTGCCGTAGAAAAAGCCGAGCAGACGGCTCTTCAATCTTGGTATCGGATTACCGTCGGCAGTGTTCAAACGCTTATGCGTGAAAAACGACTGGCTCAGTTTACTCCCGATTACTACGACACGATCATCATCGATGAAGCTCATCATTCTATCTCAGACAGCTACCAGAACGTTTTAAACTACTTCTCTAATGCTAGAGTCCTAGGTGTTACGGCAACGCCTGACAGAAGCGATATGCGAAACCTCGGACAGATATACGACAGCCTGGCGTATGAATACAAACTTCCGCAAGCCATTAAGGCCGGCTACCTCGCTCAAATCGTCGCACAGACCATCCCTCTGCAATTGGACATTGCACATGTCGGCATGGCGGCAGGCGATTACAAAGTAGGTGAACTCGGAACAGCTCTTGAGCCGTATCTTGATAAGATTGCTGAAGAAATGGTCACATATGCCAAAGACAGAAAGACCGTCGTGTTCTTGCCGCTGGTGGAAACAAGTAAGAAGTTTTGCCGATATCTTCGTAAATACGGCTTTAGAGCCGCCGAAGTAAACGGCAATAGTCAAGATAGGGCAGAAGTCCTTAAAGACTTTGAGGACGGGAAATACAACGTTCTATGTAACAGTATGCTTCTGACTGAAGGATGGGATTGTCCGTCGGTAGATTGCATTATCGTTCTGCGAGCGACCAAATCCCGAGCCTTATACAGTCAAATGGTAGGTCGTGGCACTCGATTACACGAAGGAAAAGAAAACGTGCTGCTGCTTGATTTTCTGTGGAATACGGAACGGCATGAATTATGCCGACCTGCCCATCTCATAAGTAAAGATGAAGACATCGCAAAGAAAATGACGGAAAAACTTGAAGACTCGGCGGTTCCGATTGATATTGAAGAGCTTGAAAAAGAATCTGAATCGGATGTTGTGGCAGAACGGGAGCAAGCCTTGGCTGAAAAGCTTAAGGAAATGAAGAAACGCAAACGCAAGCTCGTGGATCCGTTACAGTTTGAGATGTCCATTCAGTCTGAAGACTTATCGGGATATGTGCCGTCGTTTGGTTATGAAATGGCACCGCCGTCTGTTAAGCAAATCCAGGCTTTAGAGAAATTCGGTATCTTTGCCGATGAAATCGAAAATGCCGGTAAGGCTTCACTTCTCCTAGATAGATTAAAGAAACGTCAGGATATGAGCCTGTCAAGACCGAAGCAAATACGCTTCTTGGAGTCTCGCGGTTTCCAGCACGTCGGTACATGGACGTTTGACCAGGCCTCATCTATGATTGCTCGAATTTCTATGAATAATTGGCGAATTCCAAATGGTGTAACGCCTGAAACCTATATCCCGGCATAGTCCATAAAGGAGATGAAAAAGCAATGCGTACAATCAACTTAATACCTTTATTGGACTACATCGACCCCGCTTTTTGCGATTATCAGGAATGGCTTCAAGTGGGAATGGGGCTTAAAGAAGAAGGCTACGACATTAGCGATTGGGAATCCTGGAGCGCCAAAGACATCACTCGTTATCATGCCGGAGAATGCGCTAAGAAATGGGCGACGTTCACAGGACACTATAACGGGAGCCCCGTTACGGGAGCTACTATCGTGAACATGGCTAAAGAAAACGGCTGGACCGCCACACCCCATTTACCCGATCGGGCGTATGGATGGGATGACGAAATCATTGCCGACGAAGAAGTCATCATCGATAAGAACTGGGTAGAAGGTCGAGAAATTGAAGACCCGGGTGACGATTGGAATCCGGCTAAGGATTTAATTACGTACCTAGAGCTTCTTTACGACAGCTCTGATTATGTCGGCTACGTTACAGAGTCGTGGGAGCAAGACGGAAAATTCATACCGTCTAAGGGGAAATTTAAGCGTACGGCAGGGGAGCTTATTCACGCCTTATCAGAATGTGACGGTGATATCGGGGCCGTCCTGGGTGATTACAATCCCGACGTAGGGGCTTGGATACGCTTCAATCCCTTAGACGGTCGGGGTGTCCGTAATGAGAACGTAACGGAGTTTAAATACGCTTTGGTCGAATCGGACTGTATGCCCATCGACAAGCAGAACGAAATCATCCGCAAACTGGAGCTTCCTGTTACGTGTATGGTCTATAGCGGCGGTAAATCCGTTCACGCCATCGTTAAAGTAGACGCTGCCAATTACGATGAGTACCGTAAACGGGTCGATTATCTTTATAATATCTGCCGAAAGAATGGCCTTGAAATCGACGTTCAAAACAGAAATCCGAGCCGCCTCAGTCGTATGCCCGGCGTTACCCGCAAGGATAAAAAGCAGTTCCTCGTTGATACGAATATCGGCAAGAGTAGTTTCGCCGAGTGGCAGACGTGGATCGAATCGATTAACGACAATCTGCCGGAGCCTGAAAGCCTTCGAGATTTCTGGAATAATCTGCCGCCGTTGGCACCGCCGCTTATCGAAAACGTACTTCGTAAGGGTCACAAAATGCTATTGGCAGGACCGTCTAAGGCGGGTAAGTCCTTTGCTCTTATAGAACTTGTCATCGCTATTGCGGAAGGGCGTAAATGGCTGAATTGGGATTGCTCCCAGGGACGAGTCCTGTATGTGAATCTGGAGCTTGACGCCGCCTCTTGCCTACATCGATTTAAAGACGTGTACACAGAACTTGGCTGGGAAGCCCGCAGCCTTTCTAATATCGACATATGGAATCTTAGAGGAAAATCTTTGCCTATGGATAAGCTCGCTCCGAAACTCATTAGGAGAGCCGTTAAACAGGAATATACGGCGATTATCATCGACCCGATTTACAAGGTCATTACAGGTGATGAGAACAGCGCTGAACAAATGGCTCATTTTTGCAATCAGTTCGACCGTATCGCAACGGAGCTTAATTGCTCGGTCATTTATTGTCATCATCATTCCAAAGGCGCTCAAGGCGGTAAGCGAGCTATCGACAGAGCCTCTGGGTCAGGCGTATTCGGCCGTGACGCCGACGCACTCCTCGATATGATTGAGCTTGACGCTGAACAAGTCGGTTCCTCTCGTTCGGCTTGGCGTATCGAAGGGACGCTTCGTGAGTACGCTTCGTTTAGGCCGGTAAACGTGTGGTTCGATTATCCCGTTCACCGTATTGACGATACAGGAACGCTAGAGACGATTAAGCTGGACGTCGAGATGAAGCTCAACGAGAAAGGACAACGCACTCGGCAAAAACAGAAACAGTCCCGAATCCAGAACCTTGAGTCGGCATACAATGCGTGCCTCATCTCAGGCGAGGTCACTATTGACGATATGGCGGAGTATCTTGATATCAGTCCTAAAACCCTTCGAAGAGATATCAACAGCTCGGAAGAATTCACCGTAAAAAACGGTAAAGTAGAGAGAAATAGCATTGAATAATTATTCACTAAAAACGCCGTATATGCATAAATATCGGGACAAAAATCGGGACATTCGTTATATATATATACCAATGTCCCTCGTATAAAAAGTCCGCAATTGTCATGGGACGAACAAAGGGTTGGAAAACGGCTTTGACGTTGCCGTTTCCCTTAACACCCTTTGTCCGTCTGACAGGACAATAAGCGCCCTCGGCGTTGAAGTAAGAAAGGAGTATGCAATGAAATTAAAGTTTTTCTTGCCGATGATGATTCCGTCGGCGACTCACCAGGAAAAGAAAATTATGGTAGTAAACGGTAAGCCTGTCGTGTACGAGCCTCAGAACGTAAAAGACGCCCGCCAGAAGTTTATGGCAGCCCTTGCCCCTTACGCTCCTAACGCTCCGTTTGCGGGTCCTGTAAGGCTTTCGACGACGTGGATATATTTAGCGACTACCGCTCATCCTGTAAAGAGCTGGAAAACAACAAAGCCCGATACGGACAATTTGGTGAAGCTCTTAAAAGATGTGATGACGGATTTGGGCTTTTGGACAGACGATGCTCTTGTCGCTTGTGAAGAAATTCAAAAATTTTACCTTGATAAGCCCGGACTTTATATTGAGATAGAGGAACTTACCAATGGCTAATCAAGAGGTCGTAAAACGAGCCAGAAGTGCCTTCAAAGAGATTCTAAATGAAATGGAACATCCCCAGTTTGATTTGCTTCGGCGGGATCCTGAAATTAAGAACCTCGTCGAACGTCTTGTACGTAAAGTAGAGGACGCTCGTAATCCTAAGAACTGGCCGATTGAAGAATACCATGACGATTACGAGAAAAAGCACCCTGAAGACAGCAAGCTGTGGGTATGGCTATTCCTACATGCCGCCTTCATTAATTCTGAACTTGCCGATGTGCTTTGTTTTCTTCGTGGTCGTGGCTGTGTGCTTATCCCCGATGACCGATTTGGGTATGTCATTCGTCCTGTTATCGGTAAGGACGGATTCAAAAGCCAGGAAGAATATAACCAAATCAAGGAGCCGCTGGCTGATTACGGAGAATCTCTGGTTAAGTTGCTAAAGAAAATGAAAGCCTTAGTTGACTGCGGCAATATCTTACCGCAAAAAGAACTACAACAAACGACACTGAAAGGAGAATCATAATGACTAATATCGCAAGAAACCCTATTAACGGACAAGTTGACCCGGAAGACGCTGCCGTGCTATTGGCTAATATATCTGCGGATTTAGCAAAAGTCCGTGAGGCCGTGTACAGAGATAGCGAAATGGATATGGACTGCAAAGACATGGCGCTTAGTGCAATTGATGCGGCCTTTCGAGACCTCGACAGAGCGTATAGTTATCTCGAAGAGTAGGAGGTACGGCATGAATGCAAAAGAATATCTTGAATACGTCCGCAGTCTTGAAGTTAGGCTGCGGATGAAAGAAGAACGGATCGCTCAGCTTCAGCATGACATATGTAGCCTTCAAGCCTTGGATTACGCTAAAGATAAAATCACCGGCGGTAGCCCCATTGACGTGTCCGACAAGATTGCCCGCCTGGACGAACTTATTCGGGATACTAATCGTGAGTGGGATGAGCTGATAGAAATGCGTGAACAAGCAAAGACCCTTATAGCAAAGCTTGAAAGTGCCACTCAGCAAGAGGTATTAACTAAGCGATATATTCAGAATAAACGGTGGGAACAAATTGCTGTTGAGATGAATATCACTTGGCGACATACCTTCCGAATCCATCGAGCGGCACTAGAGGAGTTTTCGCAGAAGATGGCATTAAATGTCAGTATCTTGACATGATATGATGTAGAAGTGAAAAGTACGGAAAATACCGTACACACAATCATTCTAAGTAGTTTTATTTACAGCCGAGGCGGCGTCCATTAGGGCGTCGCCTTTGCGTTATGGACGCGAGCTATTATCTCGAATTTATGGTACTATGGATTCGAGGTGATGAATGTGGAATATGATGCTCTTTCAAAAAATATTGAACGGTTAAAAGCGGTCGGGGTACGTACATTGTCAATACAAGATATAGAAGACCTGATTGTTGAAGCAACAAAAGTTAATCGAAAAATAGATGACTTGGAACTTCGTAAAATGGAAATGGAACATCAAAGGCGCATGACTTCTATAGAAGCCGGGACAAAAGTTCAAGCTGAACACTTAAAAGCTATTATTTCTTTTGCAAACGCAACTCTTAAAAGTATCCTCCTAATTAATGGGGGCGCAATAGTTGCCTTCATTGCATTTCTTAGTAATAATTTGAGATTCGCAGAAACAGATCCCCTATTGGCAGGACTATATGTGCATCTTTGGAAGGCATTGGTCATGTTTGGTTTGGGTGCGGTGGCGGCTAGCCTTTGCTATGGGGCGTCTTACATAAGTCAGTCTGCATTTGCTCAAGAATATGAACAGGGGTTGGTTAGCCAAGGAGATGATTGTTCTAATGAACCCAAAGGCCGGATAACGGGAAATATGGCTAGAAATGTGGCGATAGTGATATGTGTTATTGCGTACGGGTTAACCTTTGGGGGAATTTATTTTTGCGCAGAGGGGCTCAACATTTTTAATTAAAATATAAGTTATATTTCAGGACGTCCTAATAGGGCGTCCTTTTTACGTGCCTGTATTTGGAGGCTTTATGACGTGTAAAACGGAAATTCAGTGCTGCCGTCGTTCCTGCCTGAACAACTCTAAAGGATTTTGCTCTGCTAACAAAATACATATCGGCGGAACCGGCACGTGTAAATGTTTCGTTGCAGCCAAGCATGTTATGAATCGTTCCAAATACGGCACACAAAGGAGGTGAGTCTGTAATGGCGAAAGGTAAATATGTACAGTGGCTTCAGCCTGATAATCTTTTGCGGTTACAGGCTTGGACTCGTGACGGGGCAACCGACGCTGAAATAGCGGCTCATATCGGTATTAGTCGAGACACTTTGTATTCCTGGAAGAAGAAATACCCTGACTTTTCTGACGCCTTAAAAAGAGGTAAGGAAGTCGTTGATATTGAGGTTGAAAATGCGCTGCTTAAACGAGCCATGGGGTATGAATATAACGAGGTTACGAAAGAAATGACGTATGCCCCTAACGGCGAACCGCTGGGCCTTATAGTGACGAAGGTTGTAACTAAGCGTGAAAGGCCAGACGTTACAGCGCAAATCTTCTGGCTAAAGAATAGACGGCCTGACTTATGGAGAGACGTCAAGAACGTCGATATGCAAGCAAAGATTGAAAACAATCCCTTTGATGGCGTTAAGTCAGAAGATATAAAGAAGCTGATTGCCGATGATTGACGAACGCATTAAGCGGCAAGCAAAACGAGAACTCGCTAGACGTGAGTTCTTTTATTTTTGCAATTTGATGGCTTCTGATTTCTATAAGCCTGAACGGCGATATCTTGTTGAGTTATGTGAAGCGTTACAGTCGTTTTATGAAGATGAGAAAGCCAAGGTGCTTATTATTAACGAACCACCTCGACATGGAAAGAGCCGCACGGCGAGTTTATTCGTTGAGTGGGTCCTTGGACGTAATCCGGCTGAGAAGATAATGACCGGTTCGTATAACAATATTCTTTCGGCAACGTTTGCGAAGAATGTGCGAAATGCGATCCAAGAGGTTAAAGCTGATGAGAATATCACGGTTTATTCTGATATATTCCCAAACGTTCGTATTAAACGTGGTGACGCCGCTATGGATATGTGGAGCTTGGATGGCGGCTACAATTCATACTTGGCCACGTCTCCGTCTGGTACTGCGACAGGCTTTGGCTGCTCGCTTCTTATTATCGACGATATCATTAAAAACGCCGAAGAAGCCTATAATGAAACAGCGAAGGAAAAGGCCTGGCTGTGGTTCACGAATACTATGTTGTCCCGTCTTGAAGAAGGAGGCAAGATACTCATCATTATGACGAGATGGGCTAGTGATGACCTTGCAGGGCGAGCGATTGAACATTTCGGCGAAGCGGCCAAGGTTATCACAATGAAAGCGTTACAGCCGGACGGTACCATGCTCTGCGATGAGATATTATCTAGACGCAGTTATGAAGAAAAAGTACGAGCCATGGGTGCCGATATTGCATCGGCCAACTATCAGCAAGAGCCGATAGACCTCAAAGGCCAGTTATACTCAAGCTTTAAGACGTATGACCGTATTCCGACGGACGCAAACAGCAATCCGTTATTTACGGCTGTTCGAAACTACACGGATACGGCTGATACAGGGGCCGATTACCTTTGCTCAATTGTGTACGGCGTGTATAACGGCGAAGCCTATGTGCTTGACCTTTTATACACTAAGGACGCTATGGAAGAGACGGAGCCGGCAACGGCAGCCATGCTATACCGGAATGACGTAAACGTGGCTGACTTTGAATCAAATAACGGCGGCCGAGGCTTTGCCCGGCAAGTACGACGGATATTACAAGACACGTATAAGTCGAATAAGACGGTCATCAATACGTTTGCGCAGACGAAGAATAAGGCGGCACGAATACTTTCCAATTCAACGTGGGTCATGGAACACATCTATTTTCCAACCAACTGGAAAGACCGATGGCCTGAATATTATAGGGCGATGACTCGTTATCAGCGTGAGGGTAAGAACGCACACGATGACGCACAGGATGCAACGACGGGCATTGCCGAGAAGATAAATGCACCGCAGATTAAGGCGGCGCACGTCAATATTTATTAAGGAGTAGACAAATGGACTCTGAAAAGCTGTATGGCTATAAACTGTTAAAAGACGCATATTACGGTACAGGCCTGTTCTCTGTTGGCCGAGGCCTGGTTCGTCATCCGAGGGAAAGTGCACAAAATTACGCCTTTCGTAAGAAGCTTGCGTATTACCTGAACTATACCGGTCCTATCGTCAATGCGTCGGTAGATCCGATATTTAGGGATACGATTAAACGTGAATATAAAGATACGGAGAAGTTCAAGGTGTTCCTGGAAGACGTGGACCGCAAAGGCACGAGCTTACAGGAATATATACGTCAGCAAGCGACGCTAGCTAAGCTATACGGCGTTATGTATATCATTGTGAACAACGTTGTGGAGTTCGGCGAATCGGTGGCCGATAACGTCAAGAATCGAGCTTTACCGTATCTCACGGCTGTTGAGCCGCATCACATTACGGACTGGCAGTTTGACGAGAAGGGAATATTGATAAAATTCGCATACAAGGACGTTATTTACGACGCTGATAGGAGAAAGCAAACACGATACTATATATGGACTCCGACGAACTGGCAGGTCTTAGATGAAAACGGGAACCAAATAAAAGGTGGCACTCATAACATTGGCCGTATTCCCGTTGTTCAGTGGTTCGGTAGAAGCTCCAAAAAGACGGACATTTTACCTCCTGCCGAGTTTTTAAGCATCGCACAGACAAACTATCATGTGTACCACCTGTGCAGCCTCTTAACGCAAATATTGAACAATCAGACGTTCTCCGTATTGACGATGCCTGCAGACGGCAGCACTCCCGACGTAACGCTCGGAACAAATAACATGCTGCTGTATCCGCAAGAGTCATCTCACGCACCGGCATTTATTGCTCCGGATAAAGGACCTGCCGAAGTGTTGATGGCACAAATTGACCGACTCATTAAGGAAATGTACCGCATGAGTGGCATTGATTCGGTTGTAGGTGTAGAACAGTCAAAGAGCGGTGTGGCTAAGCAGTGGGACTTCGAGCGAACCAACCAACGCCTGGCGGACTTCTCCGTTCAGTGCGAGGAAGCCGAAAAGGATATCATTGGACTTTATGAATTATGGGCGAAGGAAAACGTCAGCTATGAGGTCGAATATCCTCGAGACTTCCAAATTAACGACGTTACCGAATCACTATCTCAGGCACAACAGGCACTTGACCTTGGGTTTAGATCCGATACGTTCTCCGCCGAAGTAAGTAAGAAAGTCCTGGAAGCGTATATGCCGAATATTGAGCCTGATACGTATGATGACATCGTAAGCGAGATAGAAGAAGGCTTTGATGAGGCTGAACGGGATAGGGACTTAATGAAGCAACAATTTAAGCCGATAGTGAATGATAAGGGTGATGTAAATGCCGAAGGACAGAACGCAGAACAACCTGGAGAATAATTTAGATGGTTTCGAGCGAGTCCTTCGGGCCTTAATCTTAGCCGGCATGGACCCTAAAGACGCCGTAAAAGTGGCGTATCACCGTTATCCGGTTATGCGGCACCTTTACAAGGATTTGCTCGACGACCTTGTTGGCGATTTTGCTGAAGGGTATGGGAAGAAACAAGCGGCGGCCAAGTTTGAGCATGAAGCCATATCAGCGGCTATGAAGAAATCATGGACCGATGACGGCGTAAATCTTTCTGAACGCATGTATAAGAACAGCAAGAAGGTCCAAGCCGAATCGGCCGAGGTCATCGGCAAGGCTATTAGGGAAGGCGAGTCGGCAGCCAAGACGGCCAAGAAGCTATTCGATGGATACGGTAAAGGCGGCATTATTCCTGAGCAAGATATCCCCGAATTTATTCAAGAGGTGAAGGATTTACCTGTTCCCGACTGGCTCGACGAGGAAGCGGTTGCTGAATGGAAGGCGGCCATACGTCACGCACGAAAGCTTATTGAGCAAGGGACAACGCCTGGGCTAAGAGCGGCGTATAGTGAAGTCATGGACGCCATCGAAAACGGGGCGAATCAAAATATAAGCAAGGCTATTGATACCGCAGTACAAGAAAAGACTCGATATACAGCCGAACGGATTGCACGCACGGAACGAGCGAGGGCTTATGCTGATGGGGTCATGGCTAAATATATGGATGACCCGGACATTGTGGCATTTCAGTGGAAACTTTCCGATAGACATCCGAAGTGCGATATTTGTGATGTATACGCTCATGCCGACTTGTACGGACTTGGTAAGGGTATATTTCCGAAGGATAAATTCCCAAAGCTCCCTACACATCCTCATTGCTTATGTCGAATCAAGCCGATTGTCGACGGCATGATTGACATGGGCAAGCAAAAGGATAATGTCGATAAAGGTGGAAAAGCATACATCGATACGCTTCCTAAACGGGAGCAAGAGCGGCTACTTGGTGTCCATGGCAGAAAAGATGTAATGGGCGGCAAGAAAGAGTGGATGCAAAAGGCGAGGGGCTGGGGTAGTGAAGGATTTTCCTTGCGTATTCCTTATAATGGCGGCTCGAGAGGTGCTGTTGGGGCGAAATTGAATGATACTAATGACCCTAGCGGCAAAAAGAGAAGTGCTGCAGCAGAGCCTATGTATGAAGAAATGCGCAGAGTATACTTGAAAAATCCATCATATTATGCCAATAAATGGGCTACGGATTTAGGGATGCATCCTAGCGGCGTAAAAAGAGCCATCGAACATCTATTATTTAACAAACATCATCTTATCAAAGATGGGAAGGCATATTATGGCAGATTTGAGGTTGATTATGACATCGCTGCTACATTAATGAATATCAAAAATGGCAATATAGGTGAAAAAGAAATGAGGCTATTTAGGCATGAAAGACTTGAATCTGAATTAATGTATAGATATAATTACAAATATAACGATGCACATGATTTAGCGAATAAAAAACATAATTTTGAGGAATTGGTGTGTGGTATTTAAATGTTGATATTAAAGTTAAAAGAAAACAATGAATATATGGCGATATATGAATTTTCACCGAGTGGCACTGATTATGTCGGTGTTATAGGAATTGATAAGAAGGCTAAGGAAATTAAGTTAATCAATACCTGTGCAGCCGACTGGAAATATCGTGCTCATGCTTTTAAACGGATGGAGGGGTATGTTGAACAAGATATATATCCCGCAGAAGATATGGTTGCATGGCATTAAAGACCTTAAACAATTGTTTAAGGTCTATTTTTATATAACAAAATAAAACATAAGACCTTACAGGCCTGTGCTGGTGAATGCATGGGCCTTTTATATTGCCACAAATTAGCAGGAGGCGAAATGTGGTGCATTCATGTAGAAAAGGAGAATGACACATGACAATGGCAGAATTGTATGCAGCACTGGAAAAGCTCGACGGTGGTGCGGCGATGGTGGAGACCATTAAAGCGGAAGTCGGGAAATTGAACGGCGAGTCGAAAGAGCAACGAGAAGCCAAAGAAAAGGCTGAAGCTTTGGTTAAGACGTTAACCGAAGCAAAGGACACGTTGACCAATCAAATTGCTGAACTTCAAAAGCCGGGAGCAGGAGAGCAAACGGCAGAATATAAGACTCTGCTGAAGAAATTCGATGACCTTTCCAAATCGTTTGAGACCGAAAAGGCTGCAAGGCAAGAAGCCGAACAAAAACGAATCCAGACAGACATCATGGCACAGACGGTTGATGCGTTAACGAAACATAACGCAATGGATCCGAAAGAGTTCGCCAAGCTTATTGTTGGCGGCATTGAAGTCGGGGATGATGGCAAGTATGGATTCAAAAAGGAAGACGGCACTGTCGGGACGATTGAAGACGCAGCCACCACATGGCTTAAGGGTAAGCCTTGGGCGGTAAAAGATAACCAAAACGGCGGCAGCGGACAAGGAAGTTCCGGGCAGAATGCCGGCGGTGATGTAAAAGCACAGTTTGAAGCGGCACTGGGGATATCCCAGGCAACGAAAGGAGACTAAATAATGGCGATTAATACGTTAGAATGTGCAAAAATTTTCCAAGACGGGCTTGACGCACAAATGCTCGCAACAGCAACATCGGCTTGGATGGAAGCCAATGCAACACAGGTAATTTATAACGGCGGTGATGAAGTAAAAATGCCCGAAATCTCGACGGCAGGACTTGCGACATACGACCGTGATAGCGGCTTCGTACAGGGTGCAGTTACGCTGAAATTCGGTACATATAAGCTTACACAGGACCGTGGTAGAAGCTTTTCGCTCGACGCAATGAGTGTTGATGAAACGAACTTTGTGGCTTCTTCGGGTAATGTTATGGGTGAGTTCCAACGTTTACAGGTCGTTCCTGAAGTAGACGCATATCGTTATAGCCGTATTGCGGCGTTGGCTAAAGCAGCAAGCCAAGAAAAGGCAACATTTACGCCGACGGCTGATAATATCCTGGCACAGCTCGACGATGACATTACGGCAGTACAGGATATTGTAGGCGATGACGAACCGCTTGTTATCGTGATGAATCGTAAGGTACGCACGATTCTTAACAATGCAAAGGGCATCCAGAAGTTCATCGATACGGGCGACTTTACGGCTGGCACGGTAACGACAAAAGTACGGACGTACAATGAAATTCCTATCATTGGCGTACCGTCTGCTCGTATGAAGACGCAGTACGTATTTAACAACGGTACTACAAGCGGACAGGAAGCGGGCGGCTTTAAGGCAGATACTCAGGCGAAGGATATTAACTGGATCGTAATCGCACAGCGTGCGCCGATTGCAGTATCTAAGACAGACAAGGTCCGCATCTTCACTCCGGACGAAAACCAAAAGGCAGATGCTTGGAAACTTGATTACAGAAAATTCCATGACCTGTGGATTCCGAGCAACAAGCTTAAGGGCGTATTCGTTAATACCGGAGCATAAGGAGGTACCATATGAATACTCGAGTAACTCGGCTTAATGAAGTTCAGTACGCCGATTCTGAATACCGTCTTCAGCAATTAATGGCTGAAGGATTTGTGGCAGATGAACAGCCGACAGAAGAAACGGAACCGGTCGAAGAAAAGCCGAAAAAGGCAAAGGCAAAGAAGGCTGAAGCCGTAGAACAACCGGCTGAAGAAACGGAACAGGTAGGCGAGTAGTATGTGCGTCAGTCGGGATGTGTTCGATAAGAGAATACGACAGGCCGTAAAGGCATCGGCCATTGAAGTCCAGGACGAAGCACAAACGCATCACAATTACACGTCACGAACGGGCGATTTGACTCGCTCTATTGACATGCGAATGTTAACCGACAAGAGTGCCGTTGTATATCTTGATGAGGGATTGGCCGATTATGGGCCGTTCGTACACGAAGGTACACGGCCGCACATGATACGGCCTAAGAATCGTAAGGCTTTGCGATGGGTCCCGACTGGCGGCAACTCGTTTTTGTTTGCTAAAAACGTTCTTCATCCCGGTAATCGCATGGATCCGTTCTTGTATAGAGCGCTAGATACGAAAAGACCGGACATCATTAAGCTATTCGGTCAGTACACAAAGCTTGCTACCAAAGACATATGTGATGCCATTGAGCAGAAGTATAGTAATGGCCAAGCATGTGAGATTGAATTCAAATTTTAAAGGGAGTGAATGCACATGTTATATGACTTGGCCGAAATGACATTTTCTGACGAACTTCTCGGAAAGAATGTTAGTCGTGACGACCTTGCTATTGCCGAAAAGTGGCTGTATTTGTTCGCACAGCGTCTTGGAGTTGAGCAAGCGAAGGTTATCCGTAGCTTTGTGGCAGATGAGCTTGTAACGCTGTATACGTATCGTGAGACTTGTGTGCGAAAGGCGTACAGCTTGCCCGGAGCTTATGGGCGTGGCGGCGAAACGGACGACTTTTACGGCAAAAAACTCACATATATCCAAGGACGAATAAAAGAGCTTGAAGGCTCGATTACACCTGAAGACCTTACGGGTGACCCGACGCAGTATTCCGGGTATCGGTCGTGTGAAATCTTCAGGGGGTAGTTAATATGATAATGTGGTTTGAGCTTTTAAAGCGGATTCAAGACGTTCTCATAGCGTGTAAAGTATCCGCACCTGTACAGCTTGGTGCGGTTATACCGCAGCATGCCAACGTCGACGAAATCGGAAAAATCATGCTTGTTCGAGGATCCGAAACAGTAAATGATGAAAGTATCGAAAACGAGCTTCTCGTTACGATTTATCTTGAAGCCTGGGTACGAAATGACGACCCGGATTTATCCGCTGGATACGCTCGCATTAGTGAGCTTGAAGGGCAAATCGACGCAGCCTTAAAGCAAATGCGGCAAGCCGTCGGCTCACTGAATGAGGATATATGCGTACTTAATGGCAGTAACTATCAGATTTTAGATTTAAAAGTTAAACAAAAAACGGGCGACCTCGACGCATTGCGACCGTTACTCGGTTCGCAGTATACGATTGAGTGTCGCCTTTTTGATTTGACTCGTGAAGGAGGAATATACTAATGCCGGCATCAACACCGAAAAAAGCACTGGCACCGTCTGCAGCTAATTCTTTAGCGACGGTGGGTAAAAATTATTTTATTTATTTGAATACAGGCACTGATGAAACGACGGGTGCGGTGTGGACTAAAATCGGCGGTCAGAAGGGCGGCTCTATCAGCCGTAAAGCCGACTCTATCGACGCATCTCACAAAGACTCTGGCGGTTGGAAATCGACCTTGCCCGGTCTTAAGGAATGGAGCATTGAATTAGATACCTTGCTCATGGCTAACGATGATGGCTTAGAAGCGTTGAACGAAGCCTTCCTTAAAGACCAGCCTGTGCATCTTAAATTCGAGTACCCTGACAAGTCCTATGTAACCGGTTGGGCGTCTATTACGGAACTTTCTATTGAAGCTCCGCATGATGATGTGGCGTCTTATAAGGGGACCTTGGCAGGTATCGGTCCGTTGTCTGAGTTAAAGAAAGCCTAGAGAGGGGAATATATAAACCATGAAACAAATTAAATGCGACTTCTTCGGCAAGGGTGAACGCTTATACTTTAATATCCAACGCCTGGCTGAATTTGAATCGGCGGTCGGCAAGCCGATTTATAATGCTATTCAGCAATTGTCCTTATCGGATATCATAACCGCATATGAAATTGGCCTTCGTCAGTATGGCCGTCGCAGCACTCAGTTCTATGCAGACCGCTTACAGGAGCTGTTTGATAGCGGTGAGGTTGAATTAAACGACATCATGATGCCGATTGTTAAGGCCATTACAGGTAGTGGCATTCTCGGTAAAAAAGCATACTTCATGGCATTCCCGGAAGAAAAAACACCCGAAGATGATGCCGAAATCGAAGCCGAAGAAGACGAAGCAGTAAAAAACTAAACGGGGGCGCGTCCCCCCCCCTCTTCTTTTGCATTATGGGTACGAAAAGCCGAAAAAGTGGCTTATAGTATCTTGGCTTTAAGGCCGTCAGAATTCTATGAGCTTACGCCTATGGAGTTCGAAAAGATGGTTCAGGGATATGACCTTCGGACTCGCATTGAAGACGCCAGAACGGCGTATATGACGTCACTTATTGTTAACGTTCAGCTTGATAAGAAGAACCAAATTAAAGTGAAGGATATTATGAAAGATTTACATCCTCCGACACGACTGGATCGTAAGAAAGAGGAAATGGAATTTATGAGAGAATGGCTTGAAGAAGGGGGTGAGTTGTAATGGCAGACGCAAATATTCACGTCAAGATAAAAGGCGACAGCTCAAGTGCCGAGGCAGCGATTGACCGAGTTGGTAGTAAGCTTGAAAATGCCCTGGGCGAAAAAATGGGCGGCATTGCCAAGAAGGCTTTAAAGATGATGCCTATGGCAGGGGCGGCGGCAGGCGTAGCTTTGGTTGCTCAAGAGGTCGCTCAGCTTGCCGGGAAAGTATCCGATACGGCTGACCAAATGGCACAGCTTAAGTCCCGAATAAACCTCATTAACGATGGCACGCAGACGACAACCGAAATTATGGACAAAGTCTATGCGGCAGCACAGCGGTCTCGTGGTGGGTACGTCGAAATGGCTGACAGCGTAGCGAAGCTTAACATGCTTGCTAAGGACGCTTTTAGTTCGAATGATGAAGCGATAGCCTTTGTTGAACAGCTAAATAAACAATTTAAAATTTCTGGTGCAAGCATCCAAGAGTCAACAGCAGCCATGTACCAGTTAACTCAGGCTATGGCAGCGGGCAAATTGCAGGGTGATGAATTCCATTCAATCATGGAAAATGCTCCCATGCTCGCACAGGCGATTGCTCAGCAAATGGGTATGACTGTCGGACAGCTGAAAGAGATGTCATCGCAAGGTCTTATTACGGCTGATGTTATTAAAGAAGCCTTATTTAACAGCGCCGAAGAAACGAACGCCAAGTTCGCAGAAATCCCCATGACGTTCGCTGAAATCGGACAACAACTCTCTAATCAGGCCTTACAGGCTTTTCAGCCCGTCCTCGAACAGCTTAGTTCTATTACCGCCTCGAGTGATTTCCAGGCTATTGTCGAGGGTATCGGAATGTCCTTTAAGGTGATGTCGGCGGCTGCACAAGTTGCCATTGCGGCCATAAAGGCGGCTTTCTCGGCGTTAAGCGTAATTGTGAGGACCGTGGCTTCGGTTATTAAGTCAGCATTTTCCGTCATTATCGGAATGGGCAATCAAATTAAGCCTATAATTGCTGGGGTTGCAGTTGCGTTTACGACTTGGAAAACGGCCATATTAGCCGTATCTGTAGCGACTAAGGCGGCGGCTACAGCACAGGCCTTATATAAGGGGCAAATGGTAGCGTCCAGGATTGCGACCATAGGCGTTACTCTCGCGTCCATTCAGCTTAAAGCGGCCATGATAGCCAGTGCTATTGCAACAGCCGGGGTGAAAGGCGTCATGATGGCTTTATCCGGCACGCTTAATATAGCAAAAGTCGGAACAATGGCACTAGGTGCAGCCACTAAGGTTATGAACGCAATCATGAGGGCCAACCCTGTAGGTATTGTTATTACGATATTGTCCGTTTTGGCCGGAGTTCTCGGCACCTGTGCCGCAGCGACTCAGGGATTCGGAGAGACGGCGTCGGCGGTATGGGAAACTCTTGTTCACACCGTGGCCTGGGCGATTAATCAGATTATCGCTCTCATCAACAAGCTGATTAACGCTGTAAATGGCGTTGGGGCCAAGCTTGCATCGGTGTTCGACTTTGATTTCTCAGCTATTAATAATATTGAAGGCATTAGTCCTGAAGAAGCGCAGGCTTTTGGCGATACCATTAAATCCGCAGCCGGAGATGTGTTTAACGCACTGTCTGGTGGTGGCGGTGGTGAAATTGACGGCGGCGGCTATGACGGCGGAGGTGGCGGTGGTTACGATGCCGGAGTAGCCGGTGGCGGCGGTGGGTCAGGTGGCTCAGGCGGAGGTGGCGGTGCAGGTAGTGCCGGCAACCAATTAGCCGAAGAAGCCAAACGGATCCATGAGCAAATTCAACAGAACTACCTTGAGATGTTCGGCAAGCAGAGCGAACTGGTTGAGCTTCAGTATAAAAAGGAACTGGAAGAACTCAATAAATCTAAGGACGCCAACGAACACTACCAGGAAGATTTAACGAATCTCCAGGCTATTTACGCCGAAAAGCGTATTCAGGCCGAACACGAAGAGCAACAGGCAATCCGTGAAGTGTGGAATAAAGTCCGTGATATGGCCAAGGATTTTAACTTTTCGATTAGTACGAAGGATTCGACCGGCAGCGCTTCACCGCTTACACAGCTCGAAAAAGACCATGAAGAAGCGATAAACAGCATTACGGACAAGTGGCAAGGCTTCTCTGACGAGTACATTAAAATGACGAAACAACAACAGGCTGAATATAAAGCGGCTCTTGACGCTAACGGCATTGCGTACGAAATCGTTGGGAAGAACGAAATCACGTTTGAAGCGGAGAAGAATAAAGAACTCCTGGCACAGGAACAGGAATATCTGCTAAAGCGTAACGACCTATATCGCCAAATGTCTGAAGAAAAGTGGGCCATTGACGAAGCCTTACGGACACAGAACTTTGCGTCTTTGCAGCAAGCCTTAACTGACGAATACGTCATGACTCAAGACAACTATAATCTCCGCAAAGAGATGTTGGACGAATATCAGCAGGCTGTGATGGATTCATACTTCAACACACAAGAAATGTGGATGGGGGCCATGATGTCCGGGATTGACGCACTTCAAGAGGGGTTATCCGGACTTCTTCAAGGAACGACAAGCCTAGGTAAAGCGTTTGAGAACATCGGCAAGGCCCTTATCAAATCCCTGGCCGATTATATTGCTAATTGGGCGGCAGCAAGGCTTAAACAAGCCATTCTCGGAAAGACACTTCAACAGCAAGAAACGGCCGCAAGCGTCGCAGCAGCCAACGCTCAAATACCGCCTTGGACGACACTTGCACAGCAGGTGGCAATGGCAACCGGTGGTGTTTCAGCAACAACGGGCATGGCAGCATGGACGGCTCAGTCGGCAATCGGTGCAGCCGCAGGACTTGCCATGCAAGCTAAAAACACGCTTATGGGAAGCGCTCCGAATTTACACATGGCGAGTGGTGGTGTGGCAGTAGGCCGCACATATGCCGAAATTGGTGAAGGAAAGTATCCCGAAGCGGTCATTCCGTTATCGACGCAGACGTATGACGAAATGGGTGCCGGCATTGCCAGGGCAAACGGTGGTGCGGCAGGCGGTATAACGCTGAACGTGTCGGCTCTTGATGCCGAGTCTTTTGGAAATTGGCTCGAATCGAAAGGCGGCCGAGTATTGCGTCAGTTCACCGTTAACCAAGACCGTGAATTTATCGGCACATCGGGAGTGTGGTAACCATGGAAAAATTGAAGAAATTTCCTCGTATTAAGTCGCTTGCGTGGAAGTCGTCTAAAATGCAGCACTGGGATACAAAATCCAAACGTAGCGGATCCGGAAGAGTACGAACTATGACGACGTGGCGGTATCCGCAGTACACGATTACGACGGAGTTCGCCTACCTAAAACCTGAAGAGTACAAAAAAATGATGGGCTTTGTGTCGCAAATCCAAGGCGGCACAGAGCCTTTCTTGTGGTTTGACCCCGAAGATAACGAGGAAAAAGGTATTACCCTCGGAAAGGGAAGTCAAGGCGAATGGCAAGCAGTGCGGAGGTTTGGCGATTATACGGAACCTGTTGCATACGTGGAAAACGTAAAGCTCTATGCTGATGGTGTTCCTGTTGAGAACGTGACTGTAGACGGGGGCACGATTCGAACGACTAATCCCGTACCTGCAGATGCCGTCATCACAGCCGATTACACGTACTACTGGAAGGTGCTGCTTAGTGGTGACTTTACGGCAGAGCTTGAATACAAAGACGTTTATAAATCAAAATCCTTTAAGTTGGTGACCGTGCAATGAAACAGGCAGGAGAAGCATTAACTCAACACTTAAATACGGCAAAGTCGTTCCGTAGTTGCGACTTGTATGCCCTTCGGCTTCAAAGCGGCATGGCATATTACTGGACGGATACGGACTCAAACGTAAGTCACGGCGGCCATGTATATCGTGCAGACGGGCCTGTCATTACTCGTAACAAGACCTCGACACATTCCGATGTGGCGGTTGATAAGCTTTCCGTTTCGGTATCGTGTGATAAGCACGACCAAATAGGCGGTGTGCCGATACTGGCGGTCGCTCATAACGGCGGACTGGACGGAGCTACCATGGAGTTAAAACGTGCGTTCTTTAAGCAAGATGGAACATTAATTGACGCTGTAGATATCTTCACCGGCACGGTCGAGGTAAAACAAGGTGGCGGCCTTACGATAACGCTTGATGTGAAGTCTGTCGTACAGAAGTTAAATACAGAATTCCCTAGCAAGCGGTATTATCCGCAATGCCCTTATTGCGTGTATTCCAAGGAATGCGGAGTCGATATAAAGAAGTATCGTAAGCGAATGAAAGTAACGGCACTTACGGGCGTGAATACCGTCGGAATAGACGTGCCGTTTGAAGACGGCTATTACAATGCAGGCGGTATCGAATGGGTGTCGGGTCCTCTTGCCGGGCAATCGACTCAGATAATGAGCAGCTCGAACGGTACTGTCATGTACATGAGTCCGAGCGATACGCAGGCGACCATCGGAAGTGAGGCCTATATTTACCCTGGTTGCGATAAAACGCCTGAAACGTGCAAAAAGAAATTCGATAATTTCGCACGAAACAGGGCTACTCCGTATGTTCCGTTGAAGGAGACGATACGATGAGAAAGACTACAGGGCAAAAAATCGCAGATGCCGCTCTTGAGTGGCTCGGTACTCCGTATGTTAATAATGCCATGGCCAAAGGTCACGGAGTCGACTGTGCATACCTTCTTGTTGCGTCACTTATCGGATCGGGCATGATTACAAAGGACCAATTACAGATAGAAAACTACTCGAACGAATGGCATTTACATCGTTCTGAAGAAAAGTATTTAAAGTATATACAGCAAGTCGCCGACGAAGTTCACGGAGAACCTCAAATCGGCGACTTTTTGCTATATCAATATGGCCGGTGCGTGAGTCATGGAGCGGTATATGTCGGTAATGGCAAGGTTATTCACGCCTTCGTTGACCTTGGCGTTATTATCTCAAATATCGACGATATTCTGTTTTACGATAACCGAGGTAAATCAAGGCTCCGTGCCGTGTATCGCTTCAATCCGAAGAAAGGGGGTGCAGCCTAATGGGTTTTCTGTTTAAGAAGAACAATACAACGAATCGAGCTGATATAATCGGGGATTTCCAAATAAACAGTGCCTCTTATGGTGAAACGGTACCTGAAGTTCTCGGGACGACAAGAGTCTCGGGCAATATCATCTATTGGGATGACTTCACCGCACACGAACATAAGCACACAAGCCGCACCGGTAAAGGCGGCGGCTCAAAGCATACGGAAATAGACTACACATACACTGTAGCCGCAGCCATTGCTTTGTGCGAAGGCCCTATAGCCGGTATTGGTAAGGTTTGGAAGGATAAGGAAGTTTATGAGTACCCTCAAGCCGATATCCAGTTATCTCTTTATAAAGGCGAATACGGACAGGAACCGTGGCCGTATGTAGTAAGTAAGCACCCTGAAAAGGCACTTCCGTACAGCGGATTGGCATACATGGCAGGCGTTGTCGACCTCGGGAATCGTGGCAGCCTTCCGACATATAATTTTGAAGTTAAAGGAAAACTTCTTGAAACGGGCGATGGGATCGATGTAAATCCTGCGGATTATATTCTATATGTGCTAAAGGCGGCGGGGATTGAAGATGTTAAAATCGAGGGTATTGAGAATTTCCGTAAATATTGTGCAGCCGCCGATATTCTTATCTCGACACCGCCTGACGAATCGGCGAAAAAGGCACAGCAAATCATTAACGACATCGCCGAAATCACTAATTGTTACCTTTTCTGGTCTGATGACCGGCTAAAGATTGTACCTCTAGCCGATAAAGCTGTCGGTGACTGGAATCCTAAAAAGGAGATCCAATACAACCTCACGGCCGACGACCTCATTCCGGGTAGTGACGGGCAACTTGTTATATACAAACGAAAAGACAGCTCGGAGACGTATAACCAAGCAACTGTTGAATTCATTAACCGTGCCAACGGGTACGAAAAAGAGACGGTATCTTTTGAGGTAGTCGCAGACGTTCAGAAAAACGGCATGAAGCCGGCTAGTAAAAAGACTGCACACTACTTATATACGAAAAAGAGAGCGCAATATTACGCTGAACAATTAGCCATGAAGAGGCTGTATAGCAAGAATCAGTACACGTTTCATTTGGATTGGGCGTTTTGCCGCCTTGAGCCTGGCGACCTTGTAACGATTACCGATGAATTGTGCCAACTCGACAGGCAAGTCGTTGTTATTACGGCTGTTAACGAAGCGGCTGACGGTGAGCTTGAAATCACAGCAGAAGGAAAACCGCCTGGAACGTATACGCCGGCACGGTACGACGTACATGAGAATGAACGGCCGTTTACTGATTATAATGTTCCGGCTCCTGTCATTGACCATTACGCAATCGTACAGACACCTGGGGATGTGTCAGGGAACGAGTTGTTATTAGGTGTAACAGCTCCGTCCGGATGGGGCGGTTGCACTGTGTGGGTATCAGACACGGGCGATGCGTATAAAGAAGCCGGTAAGATTACGGCACAGGCACGTATTGGACGACTAGCCGCAGCTATGACAGCCGAAGCGACGAGTTGCACGGTTGAACTCTTTTCCGGTGAGCTTCGTGGTGGATCGGCTATCGACGCACAACGGGGCAACACGCTTATTTGGATTGACGGAGAATGCCTTAGCTATGAAGGGGCGACTCTTCAACCTGACGGGCGGTATTTGCTTACAGGCCTAGTGCGTGGCCAATACGCCACAACCGCCAATAATCATGCTGACGGTTCGCAGTGCGTCCGTATCGATGAAGCACTGTTTCACGCTCCGTACCGCACGGAAGATGTCGGCAAGAAGATTTGGATTAAGTGCGCTTCAGTGAATATGTTCGGATCTAACGAACAAGACCTTTCCGAAGTGCAGGCTATTGAGTATACGATACAGCCGTATTACATTCCTGAAGTTCGAGACCTTGCCGTATATACGAAATATTACGACTTAGGTGACGGCGTTTCGTCTTTCGACGTTATTGCGACTTTTGCTCCGCCGCAAATTACGAGCTTCGATACAGCCGAAGGATGGTATAAAGAAGGGGCAAGCGACTGGAAGTACGGTGGTAACGGTGACGGACAAATCGTCATCAGTGGGTGTGAGCTTGGTCATACGTATGACATTCGAATCAGGGTTAAAGACCGACACGGCAACTATTCACAAGGACTTATTAAGCGATTTACGGTCGAAATGAAGAGTGAAGTGCCGAATACGCCTCAAGGATTTACCGTTACGTTTGGGAGTGCAGCCACGTTCAATTGGCTCGAGGTGCGAAACGCCGACATTGACTTTTATGAAATTAGACACGACTTAAATCCTGGACAAGAGGTCGGCCGTATCGGCAAAAGCACGAATACGACATACGTCGGAACACTGACAGAACGAACCGGACGAGTGTACTTGTACGCTCATAATCCTATGAAGGGATACAGCGCACCTGCCATGCTTGAGTATAACGTCAAGGCACCGAAAGTACCGACGCACATAACGGCCAAAGGCGGTATGTCGGGTATCGGCGTTACGTTTGACTCCATCCCGCTCGGTTGTCGAGGTGCCAACGTATACGTCGATAATGCGGTGTACTTCACTCCGACTAATTCATTCTCGCTGATTCTTGCGCCTGGCGTATACCGAGTGCGAGTTGCTTATACGGATATCTTCGGCGAGGGAGAAAAGAGCGGTGAACAGCTTGCCACGGTCAAGCTTGAGATAGATAAGTCAATCATCAGCCGTGAAGCCCTAGGGTTGGATGAAATAGACAGGGCGATTGCCAAGATTGAAGGCGACGTTGGCGTCGTAAAGTCCGAAGTGACAGGAACGTCGACTCGTATCACTCAGCTGTCGAACAGCATTGATATGAGAATTAACAGTCTTGACGGGAAAGAGCTGATATCTCGTATTAATCTGTCCCCAACAGGAACACGAATCGACGGCAAGCTGCTACATGTCACTGGTCAAGCACTCTTTGATGACAACATTGTTACTCCGAAGATGATTCAAGCCGGAGCAGTAACGGCTGACAAAATGCATGTGGAAAGCTTATCGGCTATTTCGGCGACTATCGGCACGCTTCGAACTGCAACGAGTGGCGCTCGGACGGAGATAAGAGACAATCTCATCGAAGTTTACGATTCTAACGACAGATTACGAGTCAGAATGGGGGTATGGTAACTATGGTAATTGGAATTGCTTTAGTGGTTGTAGTTGCGGCTGTTATATTACTAAAAAACAAAAGCAAGAAACCGCCTGATACTTCGCAGAAAACAGAAAGCGTACGGACCGCAACTAAACATGGAGACAATAAAGGTGAAGCGGTAACAATCATAAATAACGGCAAGAAAACGAAAGGGACGGTGATATATATGGCCGAAGGCATGCAGGTCTTTGATGAAGACGGAAATATCGTCGTTAATACGACAGACACGATATGTAATTCACTCGGATACGTGGAGACCGATGGAAAAACATCAGGTGTTATTGAGAATGTAGCAATAAAGAAAAACCGTACATGGGTAGCAGTGGTGTTTCCTAATTGGACGCTTGAACTAGCTGAATGGGCTGTTCCGGCACCGCCTAATATTACTATTGAAGACGGCAAAATTTTGTATTCATACGGCAAAACAGCTATGGGAATGAATGGGATTTTGTACTGGGGGTTGTACTAATGGCAGAAACGGGATTGAGAGTATACACAGATGATGGAGAGATTGTAATCAATGAATCATATGTAAATTTTTGGTATGACAAGGAAAAAAGCAAAAACGAAAGCTTTGCATACGGAGTGAATTGCTTAACCGCATATGGCTGCAGCTCTGGTAATGAGGGCCGTCGTTATGTATTCTCAGCAGAATCTCAAGAGCCGTCTCAACATGGAGTCGGATTGCAGGTTATAAATGAAGCCGGAAGAGTCGTATACGATAGCAACTGGCAGCCGCTTAAAGTGCTTCACTATTCAGACAAGCCTGGATACGTTATTCCCACGGATAAAGAATGCGCCATTATTGAATGCAGCGCAGAATACGGTTATTCATATGTCATCTTTGACGCTCCTGGAAGCGACTATCTTTATGTGTGGAAAGAAGTTCATCCTAAGGTGCAAAACGGGGTAGTCGTGTTTGATAAAACAGATAAAGGCGAACCGTCTCGCCATTATCAAGGTGCTTTCGAGGTGTTGACGACCAAGAGCCAAGGACAAACGGTCTATATGGTTGTCGATGTATCTCACATAAAGTAGGTGAAGCAATGACGATATTCAACGATGAACTGCACTGCGGCTCTGACTTCATTCGGCGATACGTAGCCGACGGCCATGACTTCACAGGAGCGACGGCTGTTATGAAGGTCCGCACAGAGAACGACATCGAGCTTGTAGCAGCCGACTGCACGGTCGACGGAGACTCCATCACGGCGAAGATACTGGGCGAGCGTAGTCGAGAGATACCGAGACGGTACCGCATGGCCAAGTACGACGTATTCGTACAGAAGGGCAGCGAATACAGCTACAAGCTCATTATGGGCGATATGAGAATAGTTTACGACGAATCAATGCATTAGAGGGGGAACAAAAAAATGGAAGAAAAACAAAAAGTAGAACTCACATTACCGAATCCGCTGAACATTGCCGTGCAAGTACCGGGGCTACCCGGTAAGGACGGCAAAAGTGCTTATGAAGTGGCCGTCGAACAGGGCTTTGTCGGAACAGTTGACGAGTGGCTCGAAAGCCTTAAAGGACAGAACGGCAGCAGCTCTGAGCCGGTCAGTATGAACTTTCCGACTGTATACAGAATGATGAAAGACCGTGCAATGAAGGTCGACAGCGACAGCCTCGAGGATATTCTCAAGGCATTACTGCGTGAAGTTATTCCCGACGGTCGCTATACGTCGCATCTTGCCGAGTTTAAACTCGTTGACGGGACGGCTGTAGCTGTTGGTGATACGGTCGTACATATTGAAGGGCAGCCCGGTTTTTATGTGGTCGACACGAACGGCAATCGTCAGATGATACCCGACAGTGGACGGCTCGACTTTGCACTCATGCAACCGTTTGACGGAAACGAAAAGACTCTCACCATGGAGTACCCGACCGGCAACGACGGTACGGCCCCCTCGCCTTCCAATCTCGCACTACCCGACGGGGGGGGGGGGGAGGA